GCGTCCAGGTCTTGTTAATGCTGAATCAATATCTCGCACAGATGGCAAGTTGGTAGAGAAAATCATTTTCTTACCTTTGGTTGTAACAAGACCATCACCCACATTAAGGAAACGATGCATCATTGTATTACCATCGCTGCGAGGTTTCAAAAAAGCGTCGCTATCCTCAAGCACCATGACATTGTCATCAGATTCAATGAAGCGAGCAAAGAATCCATCTTTGTCAAGAATCGCAGCATCGTATGAAACAATCGCAGAGGAATTTGTATGCGCAAGAAGTCCACGGATAAAGGTAGTTTTACCAGTTCCTGGAGGTCCAATTAGCAATAGGATGTTTGCGGAAGATGCCATATAACGATCGTAATATGACTCAAGTGATTCGCCTTTAAGGAAAGGATACATCTCATCAACAGGTAGTCGTTCGCGATTTAATGGGACATTGACGGATTGCCCATCGCCACCATAAACCCATTCGATGTGACAAGTAACAACAGAGAAGTTGTCTTCAACGATTTCAATAATATCTTCAACAAATTCTTCATCACCAAACGCACGAACTTCAGTTGTGTTGCTGTTGACATCAAATTTGATAAGGTTTTGTGTTTCTTTTTCTACAATGAACCCTGAAGATGCACCAGATTGAACAAAAAGGAATTCTTTAAATTGACCTTCTGCCCATGTTTGCCATTTCTCACGATTACACAACACAGAGGTATTGCGGAACACAGTGGACACACCAAGATCAGAGCGGGATTTCAGAATCTCGGCAGTAACCAAGTCTTCAACATCTGAAACGCCAAGGAAAATTTTGTTATCTTCTTTCATAATATCTTTCAAACTAAACATATTGTCAGTAGCATCCCAAGTCATTTTTCTTAGGAATTTTTTATTTCTACGAGCTTGTTTTCTCCTTGATCTGCCTAAAGGAAACCTATTTGTAACTACCGAATTTGCCATAAGATCTTCTATCCAATCGCGAACTTCTTTATTCATTTACAAAATCATCCAAACTTGATTCTTTCTTCTTACGCTTGCGTTCTTTTTTGCGTTCAATAAAATCATCAAAGTTATTATTATGTTGCATAAACTCTACATAAGAATTATGATATTCGCCTGTTTCATCTTGTTCTTGTAACTCAAACATTTCAAAGGGCATTTCCTGTAACATCTTACCTTTAATGTAAGTCTGTTTCTTTTCCTCAGCAATGCGCCTTAGAAATGCATAGTATATAATTTGTGTGAAATAAGCAAAGGGGTTTGAGGATTTCTCGGGATCAAAGTTATCGATATACTGTAGACAGTTTTGTATACCATCTAGAATCATATCTTCACGATAACTATAATTGATAAAATTTGCTTTGTATGATAAATGTGTACCAATCTTCATAAGACATTCACCAATATAAGATGTAACCTGTGGCCAACCCTTATCGGATTTAGTCAACCCTGCTTCCTTTGCAGCAAGTACCTTAATTCGATACTCTTTCATTGCTACTAGAAAGTCAGCGTTGTTCACATAATGCGCACCTTTGGCTTTTGTCGCCATAATAAAACTCCATAATTTTTGTTATTACTAGAAGTATACTACCTTTTGATTTAAAAAGCAATTTTTCTTCTTGTAACTATTGCAATAAAATAAATTTGCTATTTGCTTGACCAAAGCGTATACTCTCGATGTAGGGTTTGAAGAAAGTTAATGAAATGTATTATTACCTTCAATAAAGATTCTAACATCTTCCTCGTCTTCTACTTCCTCTATCTGTTCTGCTATTGACTTCAAAGCAGCAATCGCTTTGGTTGGATCAAAATCTGGTTGCTTAACCTCATCTTCCCAATCTAAACCATTTTGTGTGTAAGATAATTTAACACCCTCATGGTCGCGAACCAAATGTACATAATGGGGAATTGCTTTTTCAGATAGCTGTGTATCTAACACAATATGTTTCTTGTTTACATGAAATGGTTTTGTTGTATCAACGAATAATGTATATGGACCTGCGGTAACTTGTTCAGAAACTCTTCCACCTGCAACACCAACCATATGAGTTTTAATTAACATGGGAAATTTTAAAGTCATCGACTCCTCGTCTTCTGACTCTTTGTATGCCATCAACTGTTCACCAGTTACTAATTTAAGATAAACAAACTGTTCGTTCATAGTTTTACCTCGACGATCTTGTAATTAAATTTTTCTTCTGAGTAGGTCTTTAATCTTTCAGCGAAGTGATTCAAAGTGTGATTCTTCCAAGATTTCCAACTCAGGTCGTCTGCCAAATCATATAGATTACATTCTGTCTTACCAGACTTCAATCTTAATCCACGACCAATACTTTGTAAGTTTCGTATTTTCGATTTCGATGGGGATGCGAAAACAACATTCTCGAGAGAGGGTATATTGATACCTGTAGAAAATGTGCCAAAACTAGCAACAATAATAGCATCGCTCTCAGTTTCTGTAATTCTTCTAATGGCTTCTCTATCTTCAACATCGGTATCGCCAGACACAAAGAAAACTTTTCTTTTATCGTGCGCTTTTTCCTCAATCATTTTCATAAGAACTTTACCATGTTTCTTTACAAACTGGAAAAGAACAAGAGTATTACCTTCACAATTTAAAGCAAGATTACGAATAAAATTATTGCGTTTCTCATGCGTTACAATAAAATCCATCTCATCAGCGTATTGATTATTCTTTCTACCTTGACGAGTTATATCATCATACTTTAGTAATATACATGTAATATTTAGTTTGGCTAATGTTCCTGAGTCCATTAGTTCTTTAGTTGTAGTTACTCGATGGGTTGGACCAAACATACCTTCAAGAACCAACTTATGAACTTTCTTGTTATCAAGTGTTCCTGTAGTTCCGATACGATATTTAATATCAGTCATCTTACCCATAACCAAACTCAACGAGTTGGCTTTAAATTGGTGGGCTTCGTCTCCAAAGATTACATCAAACTGATTGAACCATGCCTTTGGTTGTTTATAAACAGATTGCCAAGTTGTAATTAACACATCCTTAGATATATCTTTAGTAAATCCACTGTATAATTTTTGACAATGATATGATGTTTTCCAACCATTGGCACTTGAGTAATCTTCAAAGTCAGCGTATAATTGTTCAACGAGAGAAGTAGTAGGAACAATGATAATACACTTGCGACCAGCTTCTAAATGATGACGCATAGTTGTATAGATAATGAATGACTTACCTGATGCGGTAGGAGAGAGTAGTAGAGTACGCTTATGATCAAGCGCATGTCTAACTGCTTCTATTTGATAGTCGCGAATCTCGATTGGTTTACCATGACCATGAGGGTTTAACCATTTAGCAAATTCTTCTACTTGCTGGTATGTAGTATTCTCGCGACCAAGAATATTGTCTTTATCTTTAAATTGTATTGCGTAATCGTTTCTATCGCAGAACTCAATTACATAATTGATTAGTCCAACATACAATGTTTTACGAATTATATCATATAACCTTACTTTACCATCCCAAAGACGAGCACGATATTGCGGAGTAAATCTTGCTCCTGGATACTCAAAGGTAAAAAAGTCTGAAAGTTCTTGTTCTAGTGATGGATCATCAGCATAGATTCTTAGATGGACTTCGTCAATTTTTTCAACTGTAATCATTTTGTATATTGGTTATAATGAAATTTTCTTGCCTTGCGAGTTTTTGATTTGTCAAGCCCCAGATATGAACTGTTTCCAAGTTATCGCATTGCGAATTTGCCAGTCACGAGCTTTAATTTGATTCATTACGGATTCGAGAAAGTCAACTATACATTGAATGTAGTTTGCTTTAATCTCTGCGTGATTTAGATCTTCATCACCACCAAGAAACTCTTCCATTTCATTCTTGAGTGGTTTGATACCTTGCCATTGTGACCAACCCAAGTCATGTAATTCTTCACGAGTTAATTCGCCACGATAATAGCGGAATTTGTCTTGGCGGAGTGTGTTGTAGTCAGACTTCATTTTAGCAAGTTGTAACTTGAATCGAATGAGTTCGTTTAAATATTTTGAGTGGAGTTTTGCTGTGTTGACGGA